TAATCGTGGAAGAGGAATGTGCTCTGTATGCTATCGTTTTTAACTGTCACCTGATGTACACGCCTGATGTTATATGTAACTGATTTAAAGTGTTTTTATCGCTATATTTGTCATTGATTGATTATAACTGTACACGATTAGATATTGTTGTTTATGTTCGTACATGACATATTGAGTACAGATTAAGTACATAAACCTTAAAATCATTGAGTACAGAAAATTAAAATGGCGATCAGTGACACTAAGCTTCGCTCCATCTATGGTAAACCATATTCCGGCCCATCTGAAATTACTGATTCTGACGGGCTCGGTATACGCATTACGCCAAAAGGCATTATCAGCTTTCAGTTCCGTTTCCGCTGGGACGGGAAGCAGCATCGACTTGGACTTGGACGTTATCCGGCAATAATGCTTCGCGATGCCCGCAACATGGTTGCAGATTTAAGGGAGTCGGTCGACAAAGGAATTGATCCGCGTACGCTGTCCGGTGGCAGTAAGGCACAAAAAAAGCCAACGGTAAAAGACTGCCTCGACTATTGGGAGAAGAACTACGTTGACATCGCACTTCGTGAAAAAACACAAGCACTCTACAGGTCGACTGTCATCAAGCACATGAGCGATGCCTTCTCTGGCATTCCGATTGAGGATATTCCCGTCAGGCTATGGGTTGAACGCTTCACTGAAGAAGAGCGCATTAACCCAAGACGTGCGCGTCAGTTGCTGGTGCAGCTTCGTTCCGCTATTGGCTGGTGCACCAGAAGGCAGTTCATCCGCCCTGTTGAGCTTATGATGCTGCAGCCGAAAGATGTCGGGATAAAATCTGCGGTTGGTGAGGTCACTCTCAGTTATAACCAACTGGCGAAGATATGGCTGGCAATAGAACGGAGTAGGGGATCAACATCTAACAAGCTTCTTCACCAGTTGCTGATGCTTTACGCCGCCAGAAACAGCGAACTTCGCCTGGCTGTTACTGATGAGTTTGATCGCGAGGAAGGTGTTTGGACTGTGCCGGCAGAGAAAAGCAAAACCAACAGGATTATCCGGCGTCCTATATTCGGCGCGGCTGATGATTTGCTTAAGAAGGCGGAAATGACATACGGGAATATTCTTTTCCCGGGACCAGATCTAAAAAAATCCATGACTATTGCCGGCGCTAACAGATATCTCGGCAGGATTGAGGCGTCACTGGGTATTGGTGAATTTTCCGCACATGATTTCAGACGCACTCTGGCGACGAGGCTATCAGAGGAAGGTGTAGCCCCGCACGTAATTGAAAAAATGCTAGGGCATGAGTTGGGCGGAGTGCTTTCTGTTTACAACAAACATGACTGGATCGCCGAACAGAAAGCTGCCTATGAGCTGTACGCCGAAAAAATATTCTGGCACATCAAAAAGATTTCTGGTTAATTCCGCCGTTTAAAATCCACGCTTCCACCTCAGATTGTAAGTATTGCTTGGGGTGGGTGCGGATCGGTTTCGGAAAGTTATGATGCTTCGTGTATTTCCAGATGGTCATACGAGACGAAACCCGGATCATTCGCATCACTTCTTTTTCGTTAATCATTTCAATATCACTCATACCCACCTCATACCACATTCAGGCCACGGCAGTGGCACCACGTTTCAAACATCCGCTTAACCACTTCCCGGCAGTAGAATCCTTCCTGATCCCTCAAGAGGTCGTAGCGGTTTCCGTACCGCTGACGCACCCATATTTCAAATGCCTTGTGCATCACTTCACCCTCACTTCAATACTGGCGATAGCGCATGCTCTCTCGATCGCTTCTTTCACCCAGCGCTTATAGGTTTCCGGATGGAATGTTTCTCCCTTTCCGGTACCGTTCCAGAACGCTTTTGAACTGGCGTCGGGAAGGGTGATGGTCAACGGTTTACCGACATTGCAAATATCCAATCTCATTTCGGAGAGCAGGTTCGAAGCCTCACTCAGTCTGGCTTTATGTTCAGCGCCTCGACGTATCGTTATCCGCTCACTGTTGGCACTTACTGCCGGCATTGGAAGCATTGCTTTACACGCCTCTATGTTGGCGTCATGCTCTGCACGTTCTTCCGGCGTCATAGCGTCAATTTCAGCGTTATAGTCAGCGCGCCGTTGCAGTGCTGTCAGTAAAGTCTCTGTTTTGCAGCCCTTGCCAATGATAAGACCCGGCTTTAACTCAACGGCGCACGGAAGAGTATCTGGCACTGCCAGCGCGATACGCACCAACTCGCGAATTTCAAATATTGTCGGGTCGCGTTCTTCGCACTCGGCGTAAATTTGCTTAAGGCGTTGTCTGGTAATTGTGGTCATAGCGTCATAAGCTCCATTTTCTTGATGATTTCAGCCTGTGATTCTTCTTCAATTTCAGAAGTAGTCAGCGCCGCATCGTCGAATGCAGAACGAACCATATCGACCTGGTCTTCGGTGAAAAAATCATCTCGATAATCAGCCCATAAAACAGCGGAAAGACGCCCACCGAGAATCTCTGTTGCCGCTGATACCGCAGGTTTGTCGCCATCCTTAAAATCGACGACAAAAGTTACTTTCCCCATCTAGCACCTCAGTAATTCATCAAAAACTTATATTCAATCAGCGCGCCGAAAACGACGGCCACCAGCAGCAGGCCAAACAGCATGGACAGGACAAATGACTTCATCGCTTAGCCTCCCGCTGTACGGTTTTGTAGGCCCGCAACATATCGCGGGATTTGCCGGACAAAACTGACTTCATGAAAAGCACGCCGCTACGGGTTGCAATGATGCCTGGCGTGCAGAGCAGGGCGGCGTCTACCACCCGGTTATGTTTACGGAATTCAAACACGGTACTGGTGATCACGATGTTCGCTGCGGCGCCGTAGTCCTGATATTGGATCTTCATACAGCACTCTCATCATTCGCGTTTACTGGTGCCTTACGCAGAACGAATCCGCCAAACTCCGTATGCTGCCAGCGCTTGCGCTTACCGCCCGGGGGAGTGGATTCTTCCAGCAGAACCTGGAAGGCGTGCATGAATGATTCACGATGCACGCACAGACCGCGAACGCCTGGTAATTGCCTGGATGGCAGGTTTGCGAACCGAACGAGGCGACGGCAGGAAGGATCGGACAGACCGGTTTCCCACGAAATCTTATGCACCGGAACGAACTCAGCGTCAGTGCTAATGAATTCAGTTGAACTGATGCGTTGCTGTGGCGCTGCGGGGGATTCGGTCGCAGTAGTAACCAGGCTAGTACCGCTGACTTCCAAAACCGCTTTCATCGTCGCTGATGCGGTTGCTTCGGCAACCACCCGGGCCAAGGAAAGAATATCGTTATTCATGCTGATCCCCTGCTGGTGTGATTTAGTTACTGGCACTTCTTTGCCGTATGTGCCAGTGGCCATGATGGTTGGAAGTACATCCTCACAAACCCAGTCCTGCACACGTTCAGCGGATGGGAGCTGGCTACGCAGGATCAGTCGGAACAAATCAGCCTGACCGGCAAGTTGAGTGCCACGTGGTTTTTCACCAAACCCCAATTCTAACGATTCGTTATAATTAAGTTTAATCAGAGACTTACAATGGTCTTTCAGTGCTTTTGCTGGGTTCGTATACCCAAGCGACTTAGCCAATTCAACTGCGTCAAATGCTGGTTTTCCTTCGTAGAGGACCCCACTCATCGAAAAATCGAGCTCTTCTGAACTAAATGTCATCAGCTGGTTATTCATCATCAGTTCCCTCAGTGCATAACTGGCATTTCTGGCATGCCGCTGGTTTTAATCATTCCGATGTAGTCATCGTGAAGCATCTCAAGCCCCTCTCGTCCAAAGGGTGACATCCTGAATCCTTCTTCTGGATCTGCTATCACCATGTTCTGGTACATGCGAAGGGCCATCATTGAACCCTTCTCCACGCCGTATTTCTCAATCGCGATACTTTCTACGTGGTTGGCAAGAGAAAAGCGTAGTGGGCCAGGATAGATACTCAGATCGCCTTTCTTACCCGAATAAATAACTGCGGTGTCGACTCCTCCGGACTCGTTAGGGATATCGATAGTGCCGTTCTTATCCCTCTCTTCGTTGATGAACACAGTTGCCACAAGCCAGCGCCACAGGATGAGTTCCTTCTTGACATACAAAGCCACCCAGCCAGAAGCCTCGGCATCCATAATGCAGGCTAACCAACGCAACCCTTCCGATGGTCGGGAGTCAAAACGCGGACCATCGAACTGTTTAACCGCGCCAGACCAGCCAATTACACGGTTCCCGATTTTGATGCCGTTTGGCGTAGCTTCTGGAATGTCGTATTTACTGCTCATCGAACACCCTCCGGCTTGCTGGACTGAAGTTCTTCGCGCTCTTTCACGAAGCGGTCATGCATCGAGTCCCATTTCGCGCACCACTTCTGCATTTCGCGCTTACGCGCCAGGATGCGACGCAAACGGCGAACACAACGCTGGTGTGCCATGAAATACTCGGTGGTTACGCCGCCACGCTGCCAACAATTCAGCTCTGGATTGAGTGGGTGGACTGCCTGCACATCCGGGTGCCGCTGCTCGAAGCCGGAGCGATAAAACGCTTCTGAAGTCATAAAGAACGCCAGATAGCGGATCGCCGTATCTCGCGTGAAGCATTTTTTGATACGACCGTGGCGTACTGCCACGAACAGTGGGCCAACTGGCGTATCGTGTTTCTGTAATGCAAGGTCAATCATGCTTACGGTGCGTTTATCGTTCATTTCCGATCCTTAACTTTGCTGTATCGCTCGTGACTCATTACTTCCCAGTTCTTTCCGCCATCGCGGGAAAGTAGCCTCCAGCGGTGATTAACCTTGAGGCTCAAATTACCGGAGCCGCGCATACGGCAGGGGTGTATGCGCCTTGCTCTGAACTGGCTTAAAACGTGTGCTGCTTTGAGGTGAACCCACTCAGGAATTCGTATCGCTGTCAGTGCCACCAGTTCCCCCCCATTTCATTACCCTCCGTTTTCGGAGCCTCCACTTTTTGTTTTTTGATGAACTCAACCAGCTCAGAAATGAGCTCGTCGATTAATTCCTTCCCACTATCCGTAAGGAATTCACCGCTGCCATTAACATCAACAGCGCTGCTGTAAATTCCCTTAATAGCTTTTACGCCTTCGACATTCCCGCACTCACTGATCGCGAGCCTTTCGAATTTTCGTAATAATCCATCGAGAAGAATTTCTGTTAACTCGACTGTGTTAATACCGCCTTTATTGAGCTTAATAACAAGGCAGTTACTGCCAGTTTTACGCTGGTGGCGTAATAACGCTGCTTTAAGTATCCGGCGTCGATACGTTTCAATTACGTTGTTTTTCACGGCGTGCAAACTCCGAATCCATCCACGTAGAAACCTGAGCCGATAAATCGAGACAGAAGCCTGATAAGGAAATTATTTGCTCAATATCCATATCAATAATGTTCGAGTTAATTAACTCCATTAACTGATAAAGGTTATCTGCTGTGTTTTTAGCGGTTTCGATTGAACTATCTTTGCTAAGCATATTCAGACTCCATAAGCTTTGCGCATGAAAAGGACTGTGATATGGCGATATTCTTCGCCATAAGCCTCGAAGAAAAGTCGCGCAGTTTTATAAGCTGCTCTGTCTTTGATGTGCGTCATTATTAATCTTCCTCTATATTTAGGCCGCAGGATGCCACACCGATTAAGGTGTTAATTAAAAATAATTAATTAAGAGTTGATGCTATCTGCCTTGCTACTCATTATCTCTTGGAGTTCATCAAGTTTTTGGGATACGAGACTTAATACTCCAATTGCATTTGAATCTGCTGGTATATCATCCATTGAACTGAAAACTGCAAGCTTACAATCGCCGATATCACAAGCCCAGGAGTTGAGCTGATTAGCTTGTTTATCCTTGGTTTCCATTGATTTATCTTCTAACGATTCAGCATTAACCTGACTGCCAAGTTGCTCTATATACTCATAAGCGGTTTCGCTGGTCTTTATCAGAGATCTAATTAGGCATGCCATTGCATTATCTGCTTCTGGTGGTAATTCGCTTATACGGAAAATAACTTTAAGTAGCGAGGTGTTCTCGGTTATTTCCGTTGCAATATCATTTAGCATTTCGATCGGAGTTTTCATTTTCTGTTCTCCCTCGCATAATTGTGAGCAGCTTCGGCGTATTGCATTGCTAAGTGAAAGATGCAGTCGCTCATATCTGAACTATCTTCCCGGTCTACAGCTGAAAAAATTAATCCAGATTCAATCATCACCGCGATCTGGTGAAAAGCAATTTCAGGTTCGAGGGTGAGGTTTTTGAAAGTTTCCATCTATTTATTCTCCGGCCAATTGCTTCCAAACTCATTGTTTAATGTTGAGAGGTTTTCTTTAAGTTGCTTAATGCACATTTGAATTAATGCAGCAGGCTTGCAAGCAATCCCTGGATCTGGTTCTGCATATTCAAGGACATTAATGACACGATCAATATCCATGGCTAATTGATGCATAGTGCCGTTTTCTGATTTAAGCGTTTCAATATTCATATCATGGCTCCGTTATTTGCCGCTGAATGAATACTACAAAACGTACATGATTGTGTCTATACGAGATGTACATTATTTTTCTGTTTTTGTACGAAGTGTATGAATGTTAAGAGAAAATAAATTACAGGGTGTACGTAAATTTCTCATGGGCAAAAAAAAGACCGCATAATTGCGGTCTTCAATAGCGTGGGAGAGTTAATCAAAAGTATCTTCTGGCCATTGGGCCTTGACTACTCTGCCAATTATCCTGCAATTCTCGTTGCAAGGAATGCTTTGATATCGAGGGTTTGGGTTTAAAGGCTCTAACCATGGTTGGCCATCTTCTCGAACGAAACGCTTAAAAGTCACCTCTGAATCATTATGTATGCCGGCCACACAAAAATCTCCAGGTTCAACGTCTTCAGACGGATCAACTAAAATCAGCATACCTTCTGGGAAACTTGGTCTCGTTCCTGGTGGGGCAGTCATGGAATGCCCGCTTACCTCAAGCCAAAATGAGTCCGGTCCGGCTTTTCTGGTTGTAGGAACCCATTGCAGTGCATCGCGCTCAGTAAACGTTCCGACGTCGGCAAATTGACCAGCTTGCACTGTTGTAAACAGTGGGTATTCATACTGTTGCTTTACAGGCGGTAAGGTTAGATCCTCTGAGACAGTAAAAGTCCCATCTGGATTTATTGAAGCTCCTGATATTCCGAGGATTTGGAATATTGCGCCAACTTCTGCTAGCGAGGGGCTTCTCCGCCCGTTGAGCCAATGCCCCATAGCCCCCTGAGTTACGCCCATCTTCTCAGAGAGTTCTGCTTGGGTCATACCAAGCGCAGCTAGTCTGGTTTTAGCCAGTTCGTTCCAGTGTTTTTTCATGACCTAAATGATACACCTTGTGTAGTTTTCCTCAATGCACAATATGTACAATTTGTTTGCTTGTGTAAACTACATAATGTACATTGAGTTCTCCTGTGAGGAGGAACAATGAACAACCTAAGAAAATTAAGGAAATCGCTTCATCTCACCCAGCGGGGATTGGCTGAAGAAATTGGTCAAACGATTAGCTCTATTGGCCATTACGAATCCGGAAGGCGCTCTCCTGATATTAAAACATGCCACCAGTTGGTAGAGGCGTTAAGCAAAAATGGAAAAAAACTTACAATCGAGGATATTTTCCCCCCTGCCTCAGGAGCGGGAGATATTACCGATTAGCGTGGAGGTAAGATGAGCAGCAAAATTCTCGGTAACGTCTGGGACGCATGCGCCGCGCATGACGTTAAGGGTGCAAAGCTGGTGATTATGGCTCGTCTGGCTGACTACTCGAATGATGATGGTGTCTGCTATCCGAGTGTTGAAACTATTTGCCGCCAGTTGGGGCTCGGGGAAAGCACGGTCAGGACCGCCATTGCAGAACTGGAATCTGCTGGTTGGTTGCGTCGTGAATCACGTCGTAAAGGTAACCGCAACACGTCCAATCTTTATCATTTGAATGCCGATCGTCTCGAGGCTCTGGCACGCATTGAGAAGGACAAAGTGGCAGCGCTGAAACAGCAGCGTAGGACTAACGGTTTTCACCCGTCAGATTCTGACACTTCAAAATCTGAACCGTCAGATTCTGGATGTTCAGACGGTTTTCACCCGTCAGATTCTGACAAAAATGGCGTTTTCACCCGTCAGAATCTGACCCCAGATCCACAAGTAAATTCAAAAAATGATCCACAAGTAAATTCAAAACAAGAATCACAAGATATTGGCGCACGTGGGAAAGCCCCTTCTGAAAATCGCTCTTCCAAAGAGAACTATTCCAACGAGTTCGAACAGGCGTGGCAGGCATATCCAAAACGTGCTGGTGGTAACTCCAAGTCCGCTGCCTGGAAAGCCTGGAAAGCTCGAATCAAAGACGGTGTTACCACTGAGGCAATGCTGGCTGGCGTAAGCCGTTATGCCGGGTATGTTCGCGCCACTGGTAGCGAGGGAACTCAGTTCGTCAAACAAGCAGCAACGTTTTTCGGTCCTGATCGGCACTTCGAAGAGGCATGGCAGCCTCCCGCAGGCAAAACCAACGTACGAACCGGAATGCTCCCTGTATCAGGGTTCAGTGAACAAGATTACGGCCAGTCAGATTGCAACTGGTAAGCAGGAGAAATCACAATGCTGAATATTAAACAACGCGAAGAAAAAGAATCTCTGACTGGCGAACGTGAAAGCCTTCGTGAGGAGTTGGCATTTTCGCTTGAGGGCAAAAAGCCATGGCGCCATGAAAATTGGCAGGAAAGCATCGCTAAAGCTAACTGCGAAAACCATGGAGAATATTTGGTTCATGTTCTTACTGGACCAGAGTTCCGTGGCAGCGCAACAGTAAAAAAATCTCTGTGCCCGGCATGCATGAAAGCAAAGCTGGAACGGATTGAGTCTGGGCTGCGAGCATTACGGGTGGCCGACTTGATGGACAATGCGGGGATCGCACGACGATTCGAAACTTGTGAGTTCGATAACTACCAGGCCATCAATCCGGATGCCGCCAAAAATCTCGCGGCGTGTCAGCGTTATACAGCCAGTTGGCCTGATCGCCTGAACGCTGGAACCGGGCTCGTCATGACAGGAAATTGTGGTACCGGGAAAAACCACCTGGCAGTGTCAATGGCGAAAAGCATCATCCGCGATCACCTCGCTAAAGTGGGAATCACCGATGTTATGCGTCTCACCCGGGCCGTGAAAAGCACGTGGCGCCACAATGCTGAAATTACCGAGGAAGATGTGATTGAGCGTTTCGCTTCACTGGACCTGCTGATTATCGACGAGGTGGGCGTGCAGTTCGGTAGCCCGACGGAAATGACCATCTTGCAGGAAATTATCAATGCCCGGTACGAAAGCATTCTGCCGACAATCCTGATCAGCAATCTCACATTCGACCAGTTGAAAGAGACGATTGGTGAGCGAATTGTGGACCGGGTTACCGATGGTGGCCGCAACCGTCTGGCATTTGGCTGGGAAAGTTTCCGCGCTATCGCGTCAGGGGTTGTAGCATGACGCCTGTCTGGAAAAATGAAGATCTGGAAGGTGCGGTAATCGGCGCTATTTTTCTGCGTGGTGCCGACCCTGAGGTACTGGATATTCTCTCCAGAGTTCCGGCCAGCGCCTTCTCGGTACCACAGTATCGGGAAATCTACACCGGGATCTGCCGCCAGGCGCGAGGGACCGGTGTTATCGACCCGGTATTGCTCTGCGAAAGCATGCCAAAACACAGCGCAATCATTCTGGACTCAAGCCGTATCGCATGGGCGAAATCGGCGCTTGTTTCCTACGTTTTGACGCTGGAGCGTAATGCAGCTGTTCGCGATGCCGAAGCTGTAATTGAAAGGGCTCTGGCAGATCTCCGGAGTGCTCACAATGGTGATGCGGCTTTATCGGCATTCAGGGCCGCGCAGAACAGCATTGCCGCAATCTCTCTCGAAGAAAAGACCGTTCAGCCAGTTCATATCGACGACATCCTTCCAGCAGTTGTTGATCGGGTAGATGCGCGCAACCGTGGTGCAGAGGAAGCCAGAAGCCTCATGACTGGAATTGAAGAACTTGACGCCAAAACTGGCGGCATTGAGCCGACAGACCTGATATTTATCGCTGCACGGCCTTCGATGGGGAAAACAGAGCTGGCTCTGGATATCATTGACAAAGTTTCAGAGCAGGGGCGCGGTGTCCTGTTCTTCAGCATGGAAATGCCCAATATCCAGATCGGTGAGCGCATGGTATCCGCTGCCGGCGGCATGTCGGTTTCACGCCTGAAAAAGGCTGCTGATTTTGATGATGAAGACTGGGCGAGACTGACTGATGGTGTCGGTCGGCTTACAGGTCGCAGTATCTGGATGGTAGACTCCACCGATCTGACAGTAGAGCAGATTCAACAGATAGCTACCCGCCAACAGCTGGCGCATCCGGAAATAGCGCTGGTGGTCGTGGACTATCTGGCACTTATCAAAATTGAAAGCTCTGCACGATATGACCTTGCCGTCGGTGAGGTGTCAAAAGGGCTAAAGCGCCTGGCTAAATCTAACAAAACTCCAGTTCTTGCTCTGAGCCAGCTTTCTCGTGGTGTTGAGTCGAGACCCAACAAACGGCCAATGAACTCAGACCTTAAAAACTCGGGTGAGATTGAGGCTGATGCTGATCTGATCATGATGCTATACCGCGATGAAGTTTATAACCCTGAGTCTCCAGCAAAAGGGATCGCGGAAATTAATGTGACCAAGCAGCGCAACGGTGAACTGGGCACGATTTACCGTCGTTTCTATAACGGGCATTTCCTTCCAATTGACCAGGAACTAGCTAAGCAGCGTTCGGCGCCACAGCAGAAAGCCCAGACCAGACGTTACTCAAAAGAAAGTCATTCCAGCAATGCAGACTATTAACAACATCAAAGCAACGGGGGCAACCTTATGAAATTGGAAGGATCACTTAAGCATTTCAGCCCTCAGGGGATGCACATCAGCGACAGCGTGAAAGGAACCTCTCCGGATCGCATAACCGGTACTGATGTAATGATCGCTATTGGGACCACCAGCAGCCGCGCTCGGTTCGGACTGGCTGCCTTCTTTGGTAAGGCGGGGATCAGCAAGACGGATGAGCAACTGGCGGTTCAGGCGCTGGCGCGTCACGCGATGGGCGTTGCACCGAAAAATGTGCGCAAAGCCGCTGGTGGTGAATTTGGCTGGTGCATGCTGGTACTAGCGCAGTTTGCCTTTGCTGATTACTCCCGTTCGGCGGCTACCAGCGTGACATGTCACAGTTGCAGCGGTACCGGTTTTATCTCCGGGAATGAGGATGTGGTTAAACATCCTGGTATCTTCGACGATGACGGTGCCGAAGTGGTGGCCCCGAAGATTAAAAATGAGCTGGTGAAAAGGGTTTGCGAAACCTGCGGAGGGAAAAAGGTAATCCTTGCGCGGTGCAGATGCGGCGGTAAAGGCGAAGTGCTGGATCGCAAAGCGACCAAAGAACGTGGCGCACCGGTTTTCAAAACCTGTGAACGTTGCTCTGGTAATGGCTTCTCTGCTATCTCCTCGGCGACGGTACACCGTGCCATTCTGAAGCGTCTCCCGGACCTCCATCAGTCCTCATGGTCACGCAACTGGAAACCCTTTTATGAAATGCTGGTGGATACACTGCGGCAGGGGGAGCGTCACGCAGCTGTAGAATTCGAGAAGGCAACAACTTATTAATATGATCGGAGCAAATGGCGACACTTTTTTGCACGTTAGAGTTGACTTTGCATAAAACTGTCCTGTATGCTTCTGATTATGGAGTATAACGCCTGTAGATAATTAACCTCGAAAAGCCCGCCTCGGCGCGGGTTTTTTTATCCCCTTCAAGGTTTTTACTCAGCACGTTTGCTATGTTGTGTTTTTTAACTGAGGGTCAGTTGATGAGCACAGATGAAAGCCTGTTAAGTAGGGTTCAGGAAGTACGGATCGTTGAAGATGTAGAGGAAGTTAACCTGGGCCTTTCTAAAGGTTGGGTAATTCTGATGATTACCGAGAATACTACTATCTGGGATGACGGCAGCAAAAGCAGTCGTATTACATATCACATGGGCAAACCGAAAACATTGCCGATCTGAATATCCAGGATAAAAAATAAAATTCACTCTTATATAGGTCACCTCGTGGTGGCCTTTTTCATTTCAGGCTCATGGGTATCACTCACTACGTGCTTTGTTGAAAATCCAGCCCGTGAAGCCTGATCCTTTCGAACACACAGCACCCGCTAACTATGCGAGGTGAGGCTATGAAAATGAATGACAAAAACCCTGAATTCTGGGCTGCGGTTTTGACCGGACTCAAAAATGCGTGGCCCCAGATTCTGGGGGCGTCAATGGCCGGACTCATTGCCTACGGTCGACTGATATACGACGGTGCCACCCGTAAGAATAAATGGCTCGAGGGCGTCCTTTGTGGCGCTCTTTCTTTATGTATCACCAGTGCACTTGATGTTGTCGGGCTTCCGGTATCGATATCACCCTTTGTTGGTGGCGTGATTGGATTCGTCGGGGTGGACAAGTTGCGCGAGATCGCTATCAGCGCACTTAAAAAAAAGGCAGGAGTGAACGATGACAACCAGTAATGTTTCCCGCGGTATCCGCAACAACAATCCCGGCAATATCCGCTGGGGTGACGAATGGCAGGGTCTGGTACCCAAAGCACAGCGTACAGATAAATCATTCTGCCAGTTCACCACGTCTGAGTATGGTATCCGGGCGATGATCATCATCCTGCGCAATTACCAGCGTAAGCACGGGCTGAACACGGTAAGCGGCATTATTAAACGCTGGGCACCGCCGAACGAGAACAACACGCAGGCGTATATCAACAGCGTGGCTCAGGCAACGGGCGTTACCCCCGACCAGCGCATCGATACCAGCGACAGCCGTTTCATGATGAAGTTATTGCAGGCCATCATTAAGCACGAGAACGGCAGTCAGCCTTACGGCTTCGATACGTTTGTTCGCGCAGTCGAACTGGCGGGGTAATCATGAATATTGCGCTGGTGGAGAAATACTGGAAACCACTGGTGATGATGTTGCTGGTGGCCGTCGCATTCATTGCCGGAAATGTCTGGAGTGATCGGGGCTGGGAAAAGAAGTGGGCAGAACGCGACAGCGCTGAGTCGTCACAGACAGTGAACGCGCAGACCGCCGCCCGCATGATTGAGCAAGGGCGCATTATTGCCCGAGATGAGGCTGTTAAAGATGCACAAGCGAATGCCGCCAAAGCTGCTGCCACTGCTGCTGGCTTGTCTGCCACTGTTAACCAGTTGCGCACCGAAGCAACAAAACTTGCCACTCGCCTGGACGCCGCAAAGCACACCGCAGATCTTGCCGCTGCCGTCAGAAGCAAAGCAGCCGGAGCCGACGCCGCAATGCTTGCCAACATGCTCGGAGAAATTGCAGCAGAAGCTAAACGTTATGCTGCAATCGCTGACGAACGCTACAACGCCGGAATGACGTGCGAGCGTATTTACGACTCGGTGAGAGAGTCAAACAACCAATCACAGGCCTCGCAATAGCGGGGCTTTTTTACGACCAGAAGAAGCAGGAGAAGAAGAATGTTAACAGTAAAAGTGATGTCGCCAGGCGGCGGAGAAGAAATCCATTGTGGGCTAAGTGTTGGCTTTAACCCTGCCCAGCAGAGTATTGCAGTCTCGGGAATGGACCAGAGCGTGTTCCTGAAGCAGGGTGAAGTTGCCTATGTGATGAACGCTAATGGTAAGACCATTTCCCGTTACGAACACAAAGTGCAGCAGTAGGCATAACAGCAGGCATTCACTGAGTGCCTGCGATAACGCATGACTCCTGGAGGTTACTGATGAACAACGCTGTTGAAATTGGTGAAAAGGGCGTAACGGTTCACCTTGCTGGTGGTGGGCGTGTTGTCGTTGGTGCATGGGGTAACGACACCAGTGCGGCGGCAAATCCATTACCACCTCTAACACCAGATGAAGAAAAATATGGACGCGGTCTTTGCCTGCTGCCCACTGGTTGGGAGGAGCTTAGTGCCGGTGAACACTGGCAAAACCACCTAAGCGATCCTTTGCGTCAGTTGTGGTCATCGTTCAACAGAGAACAGAAAATGGCTATAGCCCACACCATCAGTGAGTTGTCAGATGAACTGACCAACATCGCATACGAACACTCCTGGTAGTAACACCGAAGCGCATCGCACGCGCAAAAACACTCAGAACCTTTCAGGATGACCCTTGAGGAACCGGCTGGCGTCGGAGCCTTCTGAGGGCTGGATCTCCTGTGCGACAAGGTTCATCACTAAAAGGTAACTCCGATGAATGATATTTCTATCGAATATCTGAAAGAAGCACTGGAATACACACCAGAGTCTGGTGTTATCCGTTGGAAGCAGCGCCCCAAAACTCACTTTAAGAACGATAATTCTTGGCGGGCGACCAATGCCAATTTTGCCGGAAAGATAGCAGGCGCACGTGATAATGATGGATATTTGCGCATCGGGATAGATGGTCGGTTATATAGATCTCATCGTGTCGCCTGGGCTTTATATTATGGCTATTGGCCTGAGCAAGAGATTGATCACATTTCAGGCGATAGGAGTGATAACCGCATACACAACTTGCGATCAGTAACTTCGGCAGCCAATAACAAGAATTTGCGCCTTTACTCCACAAATAAAACCGGTGTCCCCGGAGTAGGTTGGTATAAAGCACGAGGAAAGTGGAGAGCAAAGATAAACGTCTCTGGAAAGGTGAAGCATATTGGTTACTTCGATGATTTCCGTGAAGCGGTGAAAGCAAGAAAGGCTGCCGAGATGCAGTTGCAATATCACGAAAATCACGGGACCAGCGACAGACTCACTTTCTAAAAGGAAATAAATAATGATTAAAAAACCGTTAAGCCTAAAAGATGCAATGAGTAGCCTTCACATTGTCGAAACCGATGAAGGTATCGAACTGCAAAGCGCTGCGGGCACGGCAAAATATGATGCGTGGGGCGTACGTTGTAAAGTGAATGGCATCCCTGAGTACTTTCCCTCCTCTATCTCGGTAAACAATCGGCCGCCAGATCCCGCGGACGACAAAACCCGCAACAGCCATGCATTCATCGCCAGTGGTGTTATCCACGCAGCGGCAATCGAAACACCTCAGCCGGTGACCATTATCTACAACATCAACTTTGGTGTTCGCAATGATAAGCCTGTGCAGAACAAGGTAACCATCAGCGCCGATAAGTTCGAAATTAAATCTGGTATTGATGCCAGCAGCGCGGTCGCGGCGATGGATGATCTAGAAAAAGCAATCCGCAAAGCTATTCACAATGAATGCTTAGTTGGTGGAATTATTCAGCGAAGATTCAGCCGATATTGAGCGGAGGTCATATGCGTCTCACTGTATTAGATGACGATCCAGGCAGGAAGATTAATCTCGGTGTTGAACGGTACACCGTCTATCTCGACGGCGTAGAGGTTAAACACGTTTACACCGCTGACGATGAGAAAGGTGAAGTGATCTCGGCGGTTCTCGATGAGCGTGGTTACGTGGTAACAGAAAACGGCGAAGTGAAGCGGCAAACGCTTTTCGGGAAAGTCATCATCAAACGTCAGTAGTTTTCCTCCTGGAGAAAATATGCAGGTCATTATTGATAATGTCCCGTATGCGCCTGTCTGCAATTCTTCTGCCCGTATCGGAATAGCAATCTCAACGCACAATCGTGCTGACGTTCTGAGCCGCGCCCTGACTCAGCACATGAAGTTTTTACCTGCTGGCGCGCTGGTGGTTGTTGTCGATGACGGATCAAAGCCTGCGGCCGTGGTTCCTGCTGGTGTGCAACTGGTTCGCCAGGAAACATCACTCGGCATTGTTGCATCGAAGAACGCCAGTCTGACCGCGCTGATGGATGCCGGATGCGAACACCTTTTCCTGTGGGACGATGACGCATGGCCGATTGCCGATGGCTGGCATCTTCCGTATATCGAATCACCAGAGCCGCACCTGGCTTACCAGTTTCTCGACCTTGCCGGGCCGCGCAAGCTTAACGATCTCGCTGTGCTTTATAGCGACGATAAGCATGTGGCGTACACGGGACAGCGTGGCGTGATGTTGTATTACCGCCGCAGCGCTATCGAGCGTGTCGGTGGCTTTGACTGGATTTACGGGCGCGGCATGTACGAACACAGCGACCTTGCCCTGCGCATCCATAACGCAGGCCTGACTACCTGGGCATATGCCGATGTAATCGGCTCAGATAAGTTGATTCATTCGCTCGATGAGCATGAAGCCGTAGACCGTTCGGTGCCAACGGCAGCCAGGAAAGCGCTGGTGGATCTCAACGTGAAGATCCACAACGAGCGGCGCGATACGGGGTATACCGGCTATGTCGAATACCGGCAGCAGCGCGACGTGGTAATCACAACGTTGCTTACCAGTCAGCCAGATCCGCAGCGCAGTAGCCGAATGCATCCTGACCCGGCGGCGCTGACCACCTGGGCTAAATCAATACGGGGTGCCGATGCCGTAGTGCTGGCCGACCAGCTAACCTCCGCTCCCGATGGCGCTCAGCTGGTGACAGTTCCAGATGTCGCAATGAACGTCTACTTCCGTCGCTGGCTGCACATCTGGCAACACCTGCGTGATCATCCTGAATACCGGTTCGTCTGGTGTACCGATGGCACTGATGTCGAAATGCTTTGCGCGCCGTGGGAAGAGATGGAGGCCGGAAAACTCTACGTTGGCTCGGAGCCGAAAACCTACGCAGACGCATGGGCAAAGCAGAATCACCCGGAACGCATATATCAGGAGTTTATCGAACAGCACCGCAACGATGTGATGCTTAACGCCGGGCTGCTGGGCGGGACGCGCGCTGATGTAATGGCGTTCGCGCACGGCATCATCCGGTTGTACTACCGGATTGAGAGCTACCGATTCTGGAAAAAAGAGCAGGCTGGCGCCGCAGTGGGTGACATGTTGGCATTCGGCATAGTGGCGAAGTCTTTCGGTGATCAGATAGTAACCGGCCCACGCATCCACACTGTGTTCAAGTCTGATGGTGTCGGTAAGGAGTACGCATGGTGGAAACACAAGTGAAGTTTGTTGTGGTTGGTCATCATTCCCGCCTTGCCTCAGCCGCATTACTGGCTGATGAACTTGGCTCACACCTGCTTATCGATGAAGGGAATCACGGTGCGAACTGGAATCATCGTCGTGCTATTGAATGGGCTGCTGAGCAACCTTGCCGGGTAGTGGTGCTGGAAGACGATGCTCTACCCGTGTCCGGGTTTGCTGACAAGGTGGCTGACTGGCTGACCCGTTTCCCTGACGACATGCTGAGTTTTTATCTGGGTACCGGCCGACCGCCGCAGTATCAAAAAGAAATAGCCGGAATGCTGGTGGATGCTGATCGCGTCTGTGGTGATCACATCGTGATGAGTAAGCTGATTCACGGTGTCTGCTATAGCCCACCTCCGCGAAGGTTAGCGCGTATGCTCAGCGCATGGAATAAAACGCTGGCAGCTGATTACGCAGTCGGTGAGGCATTCGGTGGCAGGGTGGTTTACCCGTGTTACTCGCTGGTGGATCACGCTGACCTGCCGACGGTTGAGCGTCACCCGGACAACGAGCCGAGGACTGAACGCCGTCGAGCATGGAGACTGGCATGAACAAAGAGCCCCGCGTATATGGCAGCCGATGGGATAAGGCCCGTCTGCGTTTCCTGCAGCAGCACCCGCTATGTGTGATGTGCGAGCAGCAGGGGCGCATTACCCCCGCAACGGTGGTTGACCACATCATCCCGCACAAACTGAAAGAGGCCCTGCGCTCTGGTGACAGCCAGGCAATAGCGAAGGCGCAGCTCCTGTTCTGGAGTAAAGAGAACTGGCAGCCACTGTGCAAAGCGCATCATGACTCAACGAAACAGAGAATGGAGAAGAGCGGCGCGATAATAGGCTGTGATGCCAACGGCTACCCGCTTGATCCTGCATCTCACTGGAGCACGTAATGACACAAGACCAGCAAACCATTCTGATGTTTAAGGGCCTGATTGCATCACTGCCTGAAGAAACCCAGGTGAAAGTTAAACAGGCTGAGAAAGCTATTCGCCAGCTGCTGACCGAATACCCTGATGGTGAGGCGACGATTGCCCTTGGTCTGGTTGGTGCTGAGCTGCAATGCGACGACCTCGAACATTTGAACAAGTGAAATCATTTTATTTGCAACTATAACAAATGGGAATGAATCTCATCATGGGTGGGGGGGGGATCAAATCTTCAAAACCTTTGCCCCAAATGACCGCCGCCAAAGTTTGATTTTAACGCTAACCCGATTTTTTTAGTTTTAAGGTGTTGACATATGGCAGATAAACGAACCCGTTCCGACAGTTCGGCGGCAGCGGTTCAGGCCATGAAAAATGCAGCAGTGGACAGCATCGATCCTCCGTCCCATGCAGGTTTGGAAAAAAAAGCCGAACCATTCTGGCATGACAATATCAGATCGAAAGCACTGGACAGTTGGACACCAGCCGACCTTCTGGCCGCTGTGGAACTGGCTAATAACCAGCTCTATATCACAGTTTTACGTAAGGATTTGCGTAAAGAAGAGCGCGCACGCGGGGAGGCGCGAGAAGAAGGGCTTATCAAAGACCTCCGCAAGCAAATTGTTGAGCTGCAGCGAACTATCCTGGCTCAGCGCCGTGATCTTCAGATCCATTCCCATGCAACCAACGGCGAAAGCCGTGACCAGAAGAAACGAAATCAGAATGACCGTGATGCTCGTAATACCAAAAGCGAGCATCAGACCCAGGACGACAACCTGATCGCCTTTCCCAAACACGGATAAAAGACTATGACGCGAGGTGAGCGTGTAATAGCGTTCATTGAGCGCTTTTGCATCGTGCCTGAAGGTAAGCTTATCGGCCAGCCTATGCGGCTGGACCCCTTTCAGAAAGAATTTATTCTGGCGGTTTACGACAATCCAGCCGGAACGGATATGGCGATCCTCAGCATCGCCCGAAAAAATGGTAAGACTGGCCTAATTGCCGGAATTCTGCTGGCTCACCTGGTGGGGCCTGAAGCGGTGCAGAACACGCAGATTGTCAGCGGTGCACTCAGCAGGGAACAGGCGGCCATCGTTTTTAACCTCGCGGTGAAGATGGTTAACCTGAACCCCAAACTGCAGGAGATTGTGCACATTACGCCCAGCGGCAAAAAGCTGATCGGCCTGCCGTGTAACGTCGAATACAAGGCTTTATCCGCAGAAGGTAAGACGACGCACGGTCTTTCCCCCATTCTGGCCATTCTCGATGAAACCGGGCAGGTTAGGGGGCCGCAGGATGATTTTATCGATGCAATAACTACCGCGCAGGGGGCCCATGAAAACCCGCTGCTGATTGTTATCAGTACGCAGGCAGCAAACGATGCTGACCTGCTGAGCATCTGGATTGATGATGCGGTCAAATCGAAAGATCCGCACATCGTGTGCCACGTTTATGAAGCGCCAAAAGACGCTGATATCAGTAAACGCGAGTCCTGGCTGGCTGCGAACCCGGCGCTGGGAACATTCAGGTCAGAAAAAGACATGGCGCGCCAGGCCGAGAAAGCAGGCCGAATGCCAAGCTTCGAAAACACCTTCCGAAACCTCAACCTCAATCAGCGCGTATCTACCGTATCGCCGTTTATCTCCCGTAGCGTGTGGGAGCTTTGCGGGGAGATGCCGATTAACACCCCGAGGAAGTGGTATGCGGGGCTGGATCTGTCAGCCAGGAACGACTTAACGGCGCTGGTTATTGCTGGTGAAGCAGATGATGGTGTCTGGGATGTTTTCCCCTTCTTCTGGACACCTCAAAAGACTCTTGAAGAGCGAACCAAAACGGACCGCGCACCCTATGACGTTTGGGTGAGAGAGGGGCTGCTGCGCACCACACCAGGCGCTTCGGTGGATTACTCATTCGTCGTTGCGGATATCGCTGAAATTATCGGTGATTTCGACCTTACCTCGATGGCTTTTGACCGCTGGCGCATTGACCAGTTCAGGAAGGATGCCGATGCCATTGGGCTGAGCCTCCCGCTGGTCGAGTTCGGCCAGGGCTTTAAGGATATGGGGCCAGCTGTAGACACGCTGGAGTCTCTGATGCTTAACGGGCGTGTGAGGCATGGCATGCACCCAGTATTAACGATGTGTGCTGTGAATGCAGTGGTGGTGAAAGATGCTGCTGGCAACCGCAAGCTCGATAAATCCAAAGCAACGGGCCGTATTGATGGCATGGTCGCAATGACAATGTCCGTTGGTGCTGCTAATGGGGAAGTTACCGAACAGGGTGGTGACTTCGATGACTTCATTTTCCGACCGCTGAGCATGTGATGGAAGAACCTAAATACACGATTGACCTGCGAACCAATAACGGCTGGTGGGCAAGGCTGCAGTCCTGGTTTGTCGGCGGGCGTTTAGTCACCCCAAATCAGGGCTCACAGACGGGGCCTGTTTCGGCCCACGGACACCTGGGCGATTCATCCATTAACGATGAACGGATACTGCAAATTTCGACGGTTTGGCGCTGCGTGAGCCTGATTTCAACGCTCACGGCATGCTTACCGCTTGATGTCTTCGAAACCGACCAGAATGACAACCGCAAAAAAGTGGGTTTGAGCAATCCGCTGGCTCGACTGCTGCGCTACTCACCGAATCAGTACATGACCGCCCAGGAATTCAGGGAGGCCATGACGATGCAGCTCTGTTTCTACGGTAACGCATATGCACTGGTGGACCGCAACAGCGCTGGTGACGTGATCAGCCTTCTCCCGCTTCAATCTGCCAATATGGATGTGAAACTCGTTGGAAAAAAAGTGGTTTATCGCTATCAACGCGACAGCGAATACGCCGACTTTTCGCAGAGAGAGATTTTTCACCTTAAAGGCTTCGGATTCACCGGGCTTGTCGGCCTGTCACCCATTGCTTTTGCCTGTAAATCGGCAGGCGTGGCAGTTGCGATGGAGGACCAGCAGCGAGATTTCTTTGCCAACGGCGCCAAGTCTCCGCAAATCCTCTCAACCGGCGAAAAGGTGCTGACTGAACAGCAGCGCTCGCAGGTCGAAGAGAACTTCAAAGAGATTGCCGGCGGCCCGGTAAAAAAACGCCTCTGGATTCTGGAAGCGGGCTTTTCCACATCGGCAATTGGCGTAACCCCGCAGGATGCCGAAATGATGGCGTCCAGAAAATTCCAGGTTAGCGAGCTGGCGCGGTTCTTTGGCGTACCGCCTCACCTTGTCGGTGATGTCGAGAAGTCAACGAGCTGGGGATCGGGTATCGAGCAGCAGAATCTCGGCTTCCTGCAGTACACGCTGCAACCCTATATCTCCCGGTGGGAAAACAGCATTCAGCGATGGCTAATCCCGCCTAAGGACGTCGGCCGCCTACATGCTGAGCACAATCTTGATGGTCTGCTGAGGGGCGATTCTGCCTCCCGTGCCGCGTTCATGAAGGCAATGGGAGAGGCGGGGTTACGCACCATCAACGAGATGCGACGAACGGACAACCTCCCGCCATTGCCGGGTGGCGATGTGGCAATGCGCCAGTCGCAATACGTGCCGATCACCGATTTGGGAACCAACAAAGAGCCCCGTAATAACGGGTCTTAATTTTTATGGGGGCCGTAATGCCTGAGATCGTAAAAACGCTGTCCTTCGACGAGACAGAAATCAAATTCACCGGTGACGGTAAACAGGGGGTTTTTGAAGGCTATGCCTCTGTTTTTAATAACACCGATTCCGATGGCGACATCATTCTGCCCGGGGCGTTTAAAAACGCACTGGCGAACCAGACCCGCAAAGTGGCGATGTTTTTCAACCACAAGACGTGGGAGCTGCCGGTAGGTAAATGGGACAGCCTGGCCGAAGACGAAAAAGGCCTGTATGTGCGCGGTCAACTTACCCCAGGGCACAGCGGCGCCGCCGACCTTAAAGCGGCAATGCAGCACGGTACGGTTGAAGGTATGTCGGTTGGCTTTTCCGTTGCGAAAGACGATTACACCATCATTCAAACAGGCCGCATTTTTAAGAATATCCAGGCTCTGCGCGAAATCAGCGTCTGCACTTTCCCCGCCAACGAACAGGCTGGCATCGCAGCCATGAAAAGTGTCGATGGCATTGAAACGATCCGTGATGTGGAGAACTGGCTGAGGGATTCAGTCGGGCTCACCAAATCACAGGCCGTTGGGTTAATAGCCCGGTTTAAGTCAGCGATTCGGAGCGAGTCCGAGGGCGACAGAAACGAAGCACAAATCAACGCTCTGCTTCAGAGCATTAAATCTTTCCCTTCTAATTTAGGTAATTAATTATGTCTGAACTCGCTCTCATTCAAAAAGCTATCGAAGAGTCCCAGCAGAAAATGTCTCAGCTGTTCGATGCGCAGAAAGCTGAAATCGAAAGCACGGGCCAGGTTTCCAAACAGCTGCAGTCCGACCTGGCAAAAGTGCAGGAAGAACTGACCAAATCCGGTACGCGTCTCTTCGATCTGGAACAGAAACTGGCTTCCGGTGCTGAAAATCCGGGTGAGAAGAAATCCTTCTCTGAACGTGCTGCTGAAGAGCTCATCAAGTCATGGGACGGTAAACAGGGCACCTTCGACGCGAAGACGTTTAACAAGTCTCTCGGCAGTGACGCTGATTCTGCTGGCTCACTGATCCAGCCGATGCAGATCCCTGGCATCATCATGCCTGGCCTGCGCCGTCTGACTATCCGTGACCTGCTGGCTCAGGGCCGAATTTCCAGCAACGCTCTCGAATACGTGCGTGAAGAGGTGTTTACCAATAACGCCGACGTGGTGGAAGAAAAGGCGCTTAAGCCAGAATCGGATATCACCTTCAGCAAACAGACCGCGAACGTAAAGACCATCGCGCACTGGGTGCAGGCATCACGTCAGGTGATGGACGATGCGCCAATGCTGCAGTCCTACGTTAACAACCGCCTCATGTACGGTCTTGCACTGAAGGAAGAAGGCCAACTGCTGAACGGCGACGGCACCGGGGATAACCTGGAAGGTCTGAACAAAGTGGCAACCGCCTACGACACCTCGCTGAATGCCACCGGCGACACCCGCGCTGACATTATCGCTCACGCTATTTATCAGGTGACCGAATCTGAGTTTAGCGCTTCCGGTATCGTCCTGAACCCGCGCGACTGGCACAACATTGCGCTGCTAAAAGACAATGAAGGCCGCTATATCTTCGGAGGCCCTCAGGCGTTTACCAGCAACATCATGTGGGGGCTGCCAGTAGTTCCGACTAAGGCACAGGCCGCCGGTACCTTTACGGTGGGCGGTTTCGATATGGCCTCTCAGGTTTGGGATCGCATGAATGCCACCGTGGAAGTCAGCCGTGAAGACCGCGATAACTTCGTGAAAAACATGCTGACCATCCTGTGCGAAGAGCGCCTGGCGCTGGCGCACTATCGCCCGACGGCAATCATCAAGGGCACCTTCTCTTCTGGCTCATGATGGAGGGGGCGGGGAAACCCGCCCTTTAACGTATGGCGATAGATGTTCTCGATGTAATTGGCCTCCGCTTGTTTAAGCAGCAGATTGAATTTGAGGAAGTCGACAGGGATGAGCTGATCACCCTGTACGCTCAGGCCGCTTTTGACTACTGCATACGCTGGTGCGATGAACCAGCATGGAAAGTTGCAGCTGATATTCCTGCAGCCGTTAAGGGCGCCGTTCTCCTTGTCTTTGCTGACATGTTTGAACACCGCACCGCGCAAAGCGAAGTACAGCTTTATGAGAACGCCGCAGCCGAACGCATGATGTTCATCCATCGCAACTGGCGCGGTAAATCTGAACCTGAGGAGGGATCCTGATGGAACCTGGACGATTCAGGCACAGGGTAAAAATTCTCACCTTCACGACTTCGCGCGATCCATCTGGTCAGCCGGTTGAATCGTGGACTGGTGGCAACCCGGTCCCGGCTGAGGTGAAGGGGATCAGCGGCAGAGAACAGCTTTCAGGCGGCGCGGAAACGGCGCAGGCAACCATTCGCGTCTGGATGCGCTTCAGGGCAGAGCTGAACGCCTCTTCTCGTCTGGAAGTGCTCAGCGGACCGTATAAAGGTCAGGTGCTAAATATCATCGGCCCTCCTGCCGCAAACTCGACCGGAACTCGCCTGGAAATTCTTTGCAAAACGGGAGCTGAAAAATGATTGAGACGAGCCTCGATTTTTCAGGGCTGAATGACATCGCAAAGGATCTGGAGGCGCTTAGCCGCGCTGAAAACAACAAGGTTCTGCGTGATGCCACGCGCGCTGGCGCCGAAGTGCTTAAGGCAGAAGTGATCGCCCGCGCGCCGGTGCGTACCGGGAAACTGAAAAAAAACGTGGTGGTGGTTACCCAAAAAAGCCGCCGCCGCGGGGAATTTTCTTCCGGCATCCATATTCGTGGTGTTAACCCGCGCACTGGGAACAGCGATAACACGATGAAGGCGAATAACCCGAGAAACGCCTTTTACTGGAGATTCGTCGAAATGGGTACCGTTAACATGCCGCCGCACCCGTTCATTCGTTCCGCGTTCGATGTTCGCCAGGAGCAGGCGACGGAGGTCGCGATCAGACGCATGAACCAGGCCATTGATGAGGCATTAAGCAAATGACGGAAGACGATCTCTATCCTCTGCTGGAGTCGCTGGCCGGAGGGCAGGTCTATCCCTACGTTGCCCCACTCGGCAGTGACGGGAAGCCTTCAGTCTCGCCGCCCTGGGTAATTTTCTCGATTATTACCGACGTGGCCGCTGACGTTCTCTGTGGTCAGGCTGAATCTGCCGTTTCTGTGCAGGTTGATGTCTATTCCAGCACCATAACTGAAGCGCGCACGATCAGGAATATGGCGCTTGATGCCCTGCAGGTGCTGAAGCCGGAAAGCATTGTGAAAACGCCAGGCTATGAGCCTGATCTGCGCTATCACCGGGCCTCGCTCGAATTTCAGGTCACCGTTTGACCAGACCTAAACCATACCACCCGCTACGGCGGGTTTTTTATTTCAGGAGACAGTTATGTCCTCACTTTATGAAAAATCACAGGGTACGAAGATTCAGATCACTTCTGCCCCGGCAACGCCAGAAACGGTTGGTTCTGCAACCTATCTGGATTTGCAGTGCACAATTAAAGAGGTGCAGTTCACTGGCGGTCAGAAACAGGATATCGACGTAACGACCTTGTGTTCTACAGAACAGGAAAACATTAACGGCCTGGGCGCTCAGTCAGAAATCTCTCTGTCAGGTAACTTTTACTCAAACCCTGCACAGGATGCCCTGCGTGATGCGTATGACAATGACACCACATACGGTTTCAAAATCATTTTCCCTTCCGGGATCGGCTTCCAGTTCCTGGCTGAAGTTCGCCAGCACACCTGGTCATCCGGTACAAACAGCGTTGTGGCTGCAACTTTCTCGCTGCGGCTGAAGGGAAAACCAACAAAAATTGATCCTGGCTCTTAAGGAGTAACCGATGAAATCAATCAAGGAACTTGCGCTGGCTAAAATGTCAGGCTTTCGTCATAAAATCATTACTGTTCCTGAATGGGGTGGAGTGAAGGTGGTTCTGCGTGAACCGTCTGGTGAAGGTTGGCTACGTTGGCAGGAAATTGCAAAATCCGGTACCGACGAAGAAGAAGTGACAGTATCGGAGAAAGCTCACCGTAACTTGTGTGCCGATGTGGCTCTGTTTATTGATGTGCTGTGTGATACCGACAAACAACCGGTATTCAATCAGGAGGAAGGAGAGCAGGTGCGTGAAATTTATGGCCCTGTTCATTCCCGCCTGCTGAAACAGGCACTTGATCTCATCACATCAGCGGAAGACGCAAAGGAAAAGTAGCCACCCCCGGTGTAAAGTTTCTGATGGCGCTCGCGCTCCGGATGGGGCGCACGCTCTCGGAACTCAGGCAGAGCATGACGGCCAGTGAGTTGCTTATGTGGATCGAGTTTGACAGACAGAGTCCTGTTGGTGATATTCGCGCTGATATACAGGCGGCGCAAATTGTGTCTGCAATTTATGGATCACAGGGGGGCAAGGTACCGCTGGACGATGCAATTCTGCGCTGGGGGAGTGAAGAACAGAATGAAGGAAAGGACCCGTTTGCAAACCTTGAGGCTGCATTAACCGCAGCAACCCAGTGACATTATAATCATTCCACATTAATATTTATTGCCTTCTAAATATGGAATAGGGATATGAATAAATTACTTCTGGTTGTTGCTATCGCTCTATTATCTGGATGTTCTACGCAGCCCGTTTCTACAGAACAAGCAAGAAGTGTTTCTGCTGACAGAATTTGGGATAAAAAAATCGTTAAAAATTCTGCTGATACCGGGACAGTTATCGTCAAAAGAGATTCCGGACTAATGGGTAGTGCGTGCCTTATCAGTATTTATATTGACGGCAATCCAATTGCAGATATTGATTCAAGGGAAAAAGTGACCTTCTACCCAAATCCAGGTCGGCATGTTTTAAGTGCAACACCTCATGGCTGGTGTGCTGGTGGCATGGTTGAGGTGGGGGCTGAAGTAGTTAAAGATAAGGTATTAATATACCGGGTAGGATACGGGGCTAACGGCGATTTCAGATTCTCACCTACAGCTTTTTAAGTAAACTCTCGAATTAAAGACACCCGCCTAAAAAGGCGGGTTTTTTATTGGGTGAAATATGGCGACTCTCCGCGAACTTATTATTAAAATTTCGGCTAACTCTCAGTCCTTCCAGACGGAGATCGCGCGTGCTTCACGCACCGGACAAGATTACTATCGCACCATGCAAAATGGTGGTCGTCAGGCGGCAGCCGCATCAAGAGAAACACAGAAGGCGCTGGCGGAAGTAACCAGTCAACTTAATTCAGCAAAAGCCTCTGCTATGGGGCTGGCTGGTGCTTTTGCAGGCGCATATGCCACTGGCCACCTGATTTCTCTGGCGGATGAATGGAGTTCGGTTAATGCCAGGTTAAAGCAAGCATCGCAATCGACTGATGATTTTAAAGAATCACAGCGTGCACTGATGGATATCAGCCAGCGAACCGGCACTGCATTTTCAGATAACGCCAGCCTGTTTGCTCGTTCGGCGGCTTCTATGCGTGAATATGGTTACAGTTCAGAAGAGGTTCTGAAAGTAACCGAAGCTATTTCAACAGGACTTAAGCTGTCTGGTGCCAGCACATCTGAAGCCAGTTCAGTAATCACCCAGTTCAGCCAGGCGCTGGCGCAAGGCGTCCTTCGTGGAGAAGAGTTTAACTCTGTCAATGAAAATGGCGATCGTGTAATACGCGCCCTTGCCTCTGGAATGGGAGTAGCCAGGAAAGACCTTAAAGCGATGGCTGATCAGGGACAATTAACCGCTGACAAGGTGGTGCCTGCTCTAATCAGCCAGCTTGGATCACTTCGCGAAGAATACAGTGCTATGCCGCAGACAGTGGCGGCAGCATCAACAAAAATTGAAAATGCCTTCATGGCATGGGTTGGCGGTGCTAATGAAGCGACCGGCGCGACAAGCGCACTGACCGGTGTTCTCAATACCATTTCAGATAATATTAACACTGTAGCTGCTGCCGCTGGTGCTCTGGCCGCTATTGGCGGTGCAAGGTTTCTTGGTGGTATGTTCGGCGATCTCAGTGGGCAAACAGCACAACTGATTGATGCACGTAAAAATGAGATTGCACTGGCTGCCGCCCGCGCCAGTTCAGCAACACAGTCTCAGCGAAAAGCAGCAGCTGATGCAATTGCAGCAGAACGATCTTACCAACTGGCTCAGACAGAGCTTGAGCTTGCACGTAACACCAATGCAGAGGCAACAGCAACGCAGAACGCTATTGCGAAAAGACGGGCTATGATCACGGCAAATGCCGCGCTGGTTCAGTCTAACCGTGCTGTTACTGCATCACAGCAGGCTCTTAACTCTGCGACCTCTGTGATGGGACTTGTCAAAAGTGGAGCAACAGGGCTGCTTTCACTGGTCGGTGGTCTGCCGGGATTACTGATGCTTGGCGCTGGTGCCTGGTACACCATGTACCAGAATCAGGAACAGGCCCGACAATCTGCCCGCGAATATGCAAACCAGATTGACGAGATCAAAGAGAAGACATCGAAAATGTCTCTTCCTGAGTTGGACAGCAACCGTAGTCAGACTGTCGCAGCACTGGAAGAACAAAAAAGGTTGATTACAGAGCAGGAAAAAAGTGTAGCCAGCCTGAACCGTCAGATTAATGAACTTAATGAGGCGAGAAATAAGCCGGGAATAACTCAAGAAAACGATCTCAACATTCTTAAGTCAATTTCAATACTGACTGATCAAATTTCAGTTGAGGAAGAAAAACTTGCTCAACTGAGAGAAAAATCTCGATCGGTATCGCAAGCTCTTGAGGAAAACGAAAGGCGGCGTAATGACCTGATTAAAGAGCGAGCCTGGCGTCAAAATGCTGAGTATCAGTCTCTGGTAAACATGAATGGCCAGCATACTGAATTCAACAGGCTACTGGGGCTTGGTAATGATCTTCTTCGTGCGAGACAGGGACTTGCCAACATTCCTCTACGTATACCTCAGGCCGATCTGACCAGCAAGCAGACTGATGCACTGGCGAAGAGTCGCCGCGAACTGGAGCTGTCACGGTTACAGGGAGAGGCGAAAGAGCGGGCGCGACTCGGATACGCCGCTGACGATCTCGGGCTTACAAATGATCCTCAGTATCAGACAAACAGACAGGAGTTGATAAACAACGGCCTGGCGGAATGGAGAAATAATCAGGCTAATAAGCCGAAAGCTAAAGGCGGGAAAACAGAAACTGAAAAAACGGCGGATACTTACGACAAGCTGATTAAACAGCAGAAAGAGCAAATCGCTCTGGCTGGGCAAAATACCGAACTGGCTAAACTGAAATATCAGGTAAGCCAGGGTGAGCTTGCTACGCTGACCGAAACGCAGAAACAAACGCTTTTGCAAAATGCAGCACTTATCGACCAGCAGAAGATTCGTGAACAACTGGCAGCATATGAAGCAAACCTCGCTGATGCCAACGCCAGTGCGCGATCTTCTAATCAGGCAGAGCTGACAGGGTATGGGCAGGGAAGCCGTATCCGCGAGCGAATGCAGGAAATGCTGCGCATACGAGAGGAATTTCAGCAGAAGAACGTTGATCTACAGCGGCAATATCAATCTGGAGATATTTCCGAGGACCTCTACCGTCAGGAGCTGGCGCTGAATAAGCGCTATCTCGATGAACGTCTTCGCGATCAGGAAGCTTATTACACTGCCTCTGATGCCCAGCGCAGCAACTGGACCGCTGGCATGCGTGAAGGATTCGCTAACTGGGCTGATACTGCTTCGGATTACGCTTCGCAGTCTGCTGATCTGGTTAATAACTCCATGTCTGGGCTCGTCGGTAATATTTCTGATGCTCTGGCCGGTAATAAAGTCGACTGGGAAGACTGGGCCAATTCGGTGCTTCAGTCTATGCAGAAAATCATTCTGAACGCGATGCTGGTGGACTCCCTGCGGTCGGCCAGTAACAGCGGTTTTTTCAGTTCTATTGGCGGAATGTTTGGTGCGTCTGGGGCAGGAGGAAGCACCCCCTCAGGCACTTATAACTCTGCTGCGTCTGGTATCAAGTTGAATGCCAAAGGAGGTGCCTATGCTTCTGAAAGTCTCAGTGCTTACAGCAACAGCATTGTGAGGACGCCAACATATTTTGCTTTCGCAAAAGGCGCGGGGCTGATGGGAGAAGCTGGGCCAGAAGCGATTATGCCGCTGACGCGTTCTGCCGATGGTTCTCTTGGGGTCCGTATGGTTGGGGCACAGCCTGCATCTGGTGGGAATGGAGATATCAATATTACCCAACACTTTTCCATCTCCGGTAACGGAGACGCGGCACTGAAACAGGCTATGCAGGAAGCCGCCCGTCAGGGGGCGAACGACGGTGCTAAGCAGGCACGTCAGGATTTGCTTAATGACTTTTCCAATCGCGGTCAGGCGCGTCGTTTATTAGGCGTGTGACGTCCAAATTTTTCAATATAAATTGCCGAAAGGCAGGAGATAGTTATGACTTTAGAGCAACGAGTGGAAGCGCTGGAGTTCAAGGTGGAATTTCCAGAAAAGAATGGATTAAGTTTCACTATGAACAAAGACTTAGCCATGAAATTCATACAGCGCATTGGCAGCAATGTGTCGGTAAATATCGGTTCAAAAACGCTGGCTAACATTCCATACAGTGAAGAGTTAACAACTGATTTTACACTAGAAGGGTACAATCAGCGGGCGAAATTGTATGCTGAAAAAATGGTCGCGAAGATTTTTGAAGCGGCCCAGAAACAGGCCGCTCATAAGATGAATATTACTAATGATGAAGTGAAGATAGTTGATAAATGTGGATCTATTCGGGTTTCGTTAGGGCCACTTTGGTAATCATTGCAAGCCGCGCTATATCTTTATGGCAAGGCACACCCTCATTCATTTTATAGGCATTATCAAGCGTCTCGAACAACGCGGAGGAGAACTCAGGATCTAATTTATCTATTGCTCTGGCTAGTGCTGCGTAGCCAACAATAAGTGCATCCACAGTGCGCTCATATGATGGCATATCCAAATCCATGCCTATCTCTTCGAATGTATATTTACTCATGTCATTCCTTATCCAGAGGTAATCAGCCATCCCTCTGCATATAGGTTCGCCAGCGTCCCACCACTGACGGGCTGAGTAACAACCATAACCAGGTATGTAAATCAGTAACATCCTGATAAACGATCAGTAGCCGCCTTATGCGTATTTCACCAGGAGTTATTTATGGCTGCACTTGAATGGCCGAATGATATCTGTCCGGCGTCTTTAACTTGGCGACCTGAAAGCAACACAAAAACTTTTCGCTCCCCCTTCAACGGCGCATCACAGACTGTCCGTTTCCCCGGTACCCGTTGGGTATGTTCTCTGACCTTTAACAATCTTTCAGATGAGAAATCGCGACGTATTGATGCGCTAATTGCTGAACTCGATGGTGAGTATGGCAGGGTGAAAATCCACGACTGGGGGCGGGGAGGAAGAACCCCAGCAGGTGTTCCGGTTGTGAATGGTGCCAGTCAGACAGGGACACAATTGCAGACGCGCGGATGGACTCCTGGCGTAATGATTTTGAAACAAGGCGACTACATCACAGTGAACGATGAACTGAAGATGATCACTGCTGATGTGACGAGTGCTGCGAACGGGACAGCCATGATTACGTTTGCGCCAATGCTTCGTAGTTCCCCGCCTGCTAATGCTGCGATTGAGGTGGCGAAACCTTACGGCATTTTCAAACTGAAGGATAACCAGCAAGGGGCGGGGAACCGGGTGCCGGGTGTGTTCACCAGTTACACGCTGGAGCTTGAGGAGGCGTTTTAATGTTGTATTCCCCATTTTCTGACGCAATGGTTGACTGGCTTTCCCGCGACCGGGTGACAGCGGTGATCGCCGCAAGCATTCAGTTTGAGTCCGGCACTGTTTACGTGCATTCCGGTACCGGGACGATAGTGCTGGGTGGCTACGTCTATTACGGAATGGGACGCATGGGCTCGATTGATGATGCCACTGAGACGAACACGACCAGCCCGACGCAGGTGAAGATGACGCTTTCCGGGCTTGACCTGTCACTGTTCGCCAAAACACTGAATGAACGTTGTGTTGGTCGCAATGCTGAAATCTACCTGGTTGCGATGGATGACAACGGCGTGGTGCAGGTTGCCGATCTTCTGTTTAAAGGGAAGGTATCGGGTACCGGGGCCACAGCCGGGGAAACCAACGCTCTTCAGTACACCATCAGTAATATTTTTGAAGACTGGCAACGACCTTTCCCGGATCGCTATACCGACGAATCACAGCAGGCTTCGTATTCTGGCGACCGCATATTCCGCTATGTGGCGCAGATGGCTGAGCGTTCCATTTTCTGGGGCAACAAAAAGGATGCGCCTGGGTTTACTTATAAGTGAGGAAGCATGAAGCACCCTGACTGGCAAAACAGATTAAATGCAGTGATGAAGGCCGCCATTGAGCGGCCTTTTTCATGGGGCAAACATGACTGTTGCCTGTTTGCGGCTGACTGCGCACAGGCCATGTGTGGCGATGACTATGCGGCAGACTGGCGTGGAACTTATGACAGTGAAACCGGCGCAAAGAAAGCGATTCTTACAGGTGGCGGGACGCTGGAAAAAGTGATCGGCAAATACCTTGACGAGGTTCCGGTGAAACTGGCGCAGCGTGGTGACATCGCCATCGTCGAGAACGGCGGGGCGAAGTGCGCTGGCGTGGTGTATTCCGGTTCGGTCTGGGTGCCTGGTGAAAATGGTCTGGTGAGTTTACGGGTAAAACCGCTGAGCGTCTGGAGGGTTCGTTAATGCCTGCTGCTATTCCCATCATTGCGACCGTTGCAGCAGGTGCTGCTGCTTCATATCAGTATTACGGGATCGCAATGGCTATCACTGTTGCCGCTCAGGTTGCAACTCAGGCACTCACCAAAAAACCATCCATCGATTCATACCGTGACACATCAGAACGTAAACAGGTTCTTCGTGCAGCGGCCAGCGCCAAAACGGTTGTGTATGGACGTACCACTGCCGCCGGTACGTTGTTCTTTTCAGAAGAACAGCCTGGTCAGCAGGATGATGGTGAAATGTTGCACCTGGCCGTTGCTCTCGCAGGGCATTCATTATCCAGCATCGGAACGGTATGGCTCGGCGACGAACCCATCAGCAGTTATCCCGAGCATGCATCATTCCAGTTGCATACGAACCGGCAGACCGCTGATCCGTTCATGCTGTCGAACTGCCCATCATGGAAAAATGACATGATCGGCAAGGGGATCACATGGCTTCGTGTCTCCCTGAAATTCAGCGCAGAGAAATTCCCGTCCGGTATTCCCAATATCAAGGTAGAGAAGTTTGGGCGCGTCGTATACGACCCGAGAACAGGCCTGACCGGATACAGCAATAACGCTGCTCTGGTCATCCTGGACTATTACCGCAACTACCTGAAGGTTCCTGATTCAGACATCAACTGGGATCAGTTTCAGGAAGCCGCCAACATCTGCGATGAGGATGTGATCACCGGCGGCAATACCGTCGAAAGACGCTACACGATCAACGGTGAGTTTGACCTCAGCGAAAACAAGGTGAGCATTCTGGAGGGGATGCTTGCGGCCTGTGCAGGAGACGTCACCTATATTGCCGGAAAGCATGGTTTGCTGGTTGGTGCGTACTATGGCCCGGCAACGGAAGTGATCACTGAAAGCCAGCTGGCCGGTGATATCGAAATCATGCCGGAAGTCTCCCAGGCGGAGCGTGTTAACACTATCAAGGGAACATTCGTCGATCCGCTACAGGGTTTTACTGAGGCTGATTTCCCATCCGTATCTGTAAGCGAGTGGGTGGCGGAGGACGGCGTCGAAATCTCGCAGGATATGAAACTGCGATTTGTGACGAGTGAGTTTCAGGCGCAGCGCCTGGCTGATGTGAAGTTAAAGCGTACCCGTATTGCCAGAACGATGAACGTTACGCTGAATCTCAGCGGCTACCGATATCGTCCCGGAATGTATGTGAAGGTCAATTTCCCGTCTATTGGCATCGTGAACGTTGAGATGCGGGTGACGGACTGGAAATTTGGTGTGCAGAACGGCGTGCAACTGACACTGAAACAGGAAACGGCTGATGTATGGGGTGATGCTGTTGGCAAGCCTATAGAGCGCCCTCCATTCACTCAGTTACCGTCCGGTGGTGTTGCCCAGCCGCAGAACATGAAGTACACCGTCGAAGAAATCGGTCAGGTGGTCCAGGGGATACTGTCCTGGGAAAATATCGGGCAGGTTGTCTATAACAAAGTCGTCATTCGTCGCAATGGCCAGATGGTGCTTTCTGCTCAGGTGCCGGGGTCTTTCACTCGTCTGACTGGGTTGCCAAGGAATACCTACACTGCGCATGTTTCAGCGGTGAATCAGATGGGGGCTGAATCGCCGGAAGCTTATCTTGAGTTCAGTGTTGAAGCGCCGCCGCCGCCCTCGCATGTTGATATTGAGCAGGGTTTCTTTGCGGTGACGATGTTCCCCCGCCTTGCTGCTATCACCAACGTTTCCACCCAGTTCGACTTCTGGACATCAGGTGAGACGCAACTGTCGGGCACCTCAACTGAGATCGTTGAGGGCAATGCCAGCAGAGAGGGGATGGGTACCACATGGACCAGCAATCAGTTGCAGGTCGGGCATACCTATTACTGGTATATCAGGACCATTAACGCATTCGGCGCTTCTGCATTTATCGAAGTTCCTGCTCTGTGCTCAATGGATACAGGAAGCCTGATCGACCTCATTGATGATTCTGTTCAGAATTCTGAAGCATTCCAGAACGTTAAAGGCGGGGTTGATACAAACCTTGAAGGCATAATGGAAAATGCCCTCGCCAATCACGGCACGGTCCAGCGTCAGTTTGAGCAGTATGGTGAAGTGAAAGCCGAAGTCATGACGGTGACCACCACGGTTGCAAATCTTGATGGTGCATTCGCTGAACTCGCTGATTATGTACAGGCGCAGATCGGGCCTGATGGTGAACTGATGGCGGCTGTAAATCAGAAATTAACAGCCGAAGTGAAAAACGATGGCACTGCGAAAGCGTCGTACACACTGAACCTTGGGATTGTCAGAAACGATGTGAAATATAACACCGGGTTTGGCATGTCCATTGAGCCATCGGGAAGCACCTATAAATCCACCGTTGTTTTTGCTGCTGATCAGTTCGGCATTTATTCTGGTAGCGATCCGGGAAATTACACCGCCGCCTTCTTTGTCTATAACGGGCAGGTATTTATTCGCGATGCGCTTATTCAGGATGCCAGTATCACCAATGCCAAAATTGCAAACTATATCCGCTCGAATAATTTTCTCGCCGGAACACGTGGCTGGAATATTGATAAAAGTGGTGACTGTGAATTCCATGGGAAACTGTATGCGACCAGCGGCCAGTTTGCATTTAACGGTGTGAACAATACGGTCGTTATTAACGGCAATGGAATTACTGTCAATCTGTCTGGTGGCGGGCGAGTCGTTGTGGGTAAATGGTAGGTGAATTATGCCGGAAGGTATTCTGATTGATTATAACGATGGTCGCCCGGTGATGGCGATTACAGCGGGGCTTCGTGCCCCGTCGTTTTGCACGAACTTCTCGGGGCGCGGCACAGCCGGTAATCAAATGACAATAAGCACTCCGCTAACGTCAGGGTCACAGGTGATTGTCGTACCAACGAAGCCGGCAGAAGTCCAGGAAATCATCGATAACCAGGTATTTCTTCAAATCCCAGTATCAATGGCGTCAGTTGCACGAAATGGAAATAGCGGAGTAATCATCAACGGCGGTCC